ACAATGTTCCTCCAATCTTTACCACCCCAGCCTAGTTCTCGCATTTGTCCTCATTATTTTTTCCAAAGCTCCTGGCTTAAACGATATGTTAATCATAATCTACTATTAAAACATGCTCCTTTTCCATACGAATTAAACTTTGTTCATATATAACCTTGCCACCAACTAACTCTTTTAGAAACTCTATGCTTGTAATGGGACTGGGATGGCCTGGATTCTCTGTGGTTTCTTCTATTGGAACTATAATAATGGCTCGGCCACAGACCCGCTCAATCTCTGCCGCAGCTTTCTCTAGGTCTTCGGCGTGTTCAAGCGTGTGAGAACAAAATACCGTGCCAAACTCTTTATCTTTAAAGGGCAATTTTTCTATCCTACCTAGGTATACATTTAAACTATGTTCCTTTGCTACCTTAATTTTAGGCTCTGCTATATCGATTCCGGTTACAACGTGTCCTAACGCTTGTATTCTTTCCATTCCACGCCCATCGTTACAACCAATGTCTAGCAAGTCCCCCCTAAAAAAGCACGAATACTTATCTATGGTTTCCTCTAACCTATCTCCCCAGGGCGTGCCTCTGCTAAAGGCCGACTCATCTTCTTGGATTTTCTTGTAGTCTTCTATCATTCCGCCACCTCTGTTTTCTCTTTGATACGCTTTTTGAAATAGTTTTCGTATTTCTTTAACTGCCCGTCAGTGCCGTCCATGTGCATTACCCTATGTACTGGTATATAACAAGGCATATAACCTAACCTTCTGAATGCAAAACTAGCCTCGCTGTCTTGGTTTCCATGCTTAAACTGGTCTGTCCAACGGAAATTTTCATAGGCACTAGCATCTATAAAGGCACAAATTCCCCCTATATGCTTGGTTACTTCGACAGGGTATGGGCCAATGTTTGAATGACCAACCCTCGGAGCCCCGCCAGGATTGCCAATAAGCCCCTCAACATAAGGGGACATATACAACATGTGGTTTCTTTTCCACAGGTCTACCAAAGTTTCCAACCAATGCTTTGTCATAAACTCACAGTCGTTGTCGACTTTAATAATTATCTGATACCCGCCCACTTCTCTTATTTTGTCCAATAGATGATTAGAACCTTTGGTGATACCTACATTACTACCGTTTAAGTGAACGTACCTTGGCTTGGCTACATCAAACAACCAGTCTCCAGTACCATCATCACTACCTTGGTCAAATACAAACCAATCGAAAGGGTACTCGGCGGACTCGCACATAGATTTCCACATACGCTTTGTATAATCCAACCGCCCGTAAGTAAGTGTAAAAATAGCCACCTTTGGTTTAGCTTCAGAAGGTCTTTCTTCTAAAAATGGCCTGTGAATATAACAAGCTGCCGGAGGAAATGTAGGTTTAAACATGCGCATATGCACTGCTGGGTCATACCAAGACTCAACAGGTGTTCTGCTGGACTGAGTATCTCCAGAATGCGTGTGATACCTCAAAGCAATAATAGGAACTCTTTTAAACCTAGCTCCCCACTTCATAGCTCTAACACAAAAGTTCCAGTCTGTGAAACGTGTCACCTTCTCGTCCCAACCCCCGATTGCAAAGGCAACCTCCCGATTGTGCATAATCTCCGAGGTATCGATAAAGTTCCTGTTTAATAAAAACTGGGCATCAAAATCTAAGGCTATACCAGCTTGTTGGGTACCTTTTTCGTCCTCTATCATCATATCGCAGTAAGCAACGTCTGCATCATTGTTCTTGAGAGAGTTTAAAAGTATTTCTAAATGGTAGGGATAGAACTCATTGTCGTCATCAAGGTAAGCTATGTAGTCTCCTTTAGACATCTTTAGTGCTACGTTGAACGGCCTACAATGAGTTTTAGCGGGGTTTTCGTCATTTCTTATGTAACGTATCCTTTTGTCGCTGAAACTCTTTACAACTAATTCTGAAGCGTCTGAGGAGGGGTTATCGTCAACTATTATATATTCAAAGTCTTCCTCTGTTTGAGAAAGCACGGAGATTATTGCCCTGCGTAACATTTCAGGGCGGTTATGAGTGGCAGTAACGACGGAAATCCTAGGCATACTGGTCTGTCCCCACCAAACCTTTTACTTCTTCGTCAGGATACTCGATACCAAAAGTCAACATGGTTCGTTGCTTGTGGTTTGTTATCCAACGATAATTCCTTAGAAGGTTTATAAGTGTCTTGCGTCCTCGCTTTTTTATATTTCCCTCGGTTAGTCGCATAGTATTTTGGGGGTCTTGCACCATGTGTCTAAAGCCGTTCAGGTGCAACTCCCCCTTGGACAATCTACAAATATAGCCGGACTTGCCGGAGTACCCAACAAAGAGTCCAGCTACGTCCCCGACCCCTCGTATTCTTACTCGTAGGTTAGGGTTAATCTTTTTTAATAGTTTTCTAAATCTCTCCAGAGTCATCGTAATATGCCATTACGTCGTCTTGAGCAACAACTACGAACCCATCGTTTTGCACATCGGCGAAGCTCCTACCACCAGTCAAAAGTTCCCTGACATCAAAGAGGTTCGCAGCCGAATACTCCGAGTAAAAGACATTTTGACCCTTAGCAAACTTGGTGTCTCCCTGATGAACTATTTCTCCATAAAAGAGATTCTCGCCAGCTTTTAGTTGTCCTGCGATTATGAGTCCTGATGCTTTTAATTCGTTAATGGGGATTGGTTTAATAATAACTCTGTGCGTATTAGGAGCCAACATAAATGGAGTATATCATAATCCTGCACACTTCTTAAAATACTTTGAGGGTACGGTTTTATCCATACCCTCATTGTACACTGCAATAGTTAGTCTGTCAAAACCAGACTTCCAAATACTATTGAGTTGCTCCGCTTTCTACTCTTTGACAGAAGGAATCGTTAAGCACCTTCACAGCAAAACTTGCTTTCCATCCTATATCGGAATAAAGCCTTAATGCGCTTCTTGGTGACGGACTATCTACGTAAGTTTGTAAGTTTTGCAACTTAGAAACACCGAAGAAGTCTTTACCCATGATGTGCGTCTGATAAACCTCTGCGTCAGCAGAACCAGAGTTGGTAAGAACGGGAGCCATTTGAGTCATTACGAAGCGTACTCCGTAAAGCTCTCCTGCCTCGCCATTGTAAACTGCATCTATACCTTTTTCAGTATAGATATGTGCGTTTACCCAGTTACTATCGCCTTCCAAATCGTAAATTACGTCAGGATGTGCAGTAGCAACAAACTTGCCCTTGGTGTGTGGCATAGCAGAGAATGAATTTAATTCTCTCTTAGCCTTCCTGATGTCCGAAACAGTCAGGACATCGGTAGCAACCAACGCGCTTCTAGCGGCGACGCCACTTGCAATCAACGAAGTACCTCCAGCACTTAACGTGTTGGCGATAACTGTGTCGATTGACAATGCGGCTTCATAAGCTAGCACGTCGACTACTTCCTTAACTAAGGTATCCACTGCAGTCAGATCAAGAATATCGGAAACCTGCTCAAAGTTACCATATTGAGCTATGGTAGCAGAAATCAGGGTCGTTGATAGACCTGAAGGAGTAGGATCAGTACCTTCCGATAACGCTGTTTTCACAGCCGGATTGGTCATCCTATTCCAGACTACTGTCTTCTATTAGGTAGTGGACTATATCTTCACCCTTCCTTGGCTTGTATAGCCTTGGGTAGGGGCATCACGTGTAGTCTCTGAGGAACCTTTAGCTTCCTGTATTCTTGTAAGAACTCTTCTTCCTCTTCTGTATACGGGGCCTTGTTGTTGCCAACAAATGTACCGTTAGACCTTCTAGGCTGTGGGCTATTGTTCTTTTGCATACGTCTTTTGACGAACTTGTGAACCAAGCTGGCCTCACTTTTCTTACACCCGTTTAGGTGCGGAAGAATCATTTCAAGGAATCGATTCTGCGAATCTAGAGAGTTGATACTAACCTCATACTGATTTTTACCAGTAGAGCTTTTTGCCCTTAACCTAATGTAATAGGCAATATTCATATCCTCTAGGAAATCGGTCATCTTATCTATAAGTACGGGATCGGTATTGGAAATAGCCACCTGAGCTTTGTACTGATACCTCTTTTTGTTTTGTATCTTACACACGCTAAAGTGTCCCTCCCCATCCCATAACCCGCCTTGATAGGCTAAAGTTACCTGCTGATTGTCGTGAACTTTGGGTTTTTGCATAATAAGCACCTCCATTCTTTACGAGTTTCCAGCATATAGTGATGTTTCACTATGTAGTTTGGAATTATTAAATTGTTAATGTGCGGGGCCGCAACCACAAGAAACTTAAAAGTGTGCGCACCATTTCTGGCACGGAAAGCAAGACTTGTTTACCTTCATGCTTGGGTATCCGTCCAGCACTACCAAGACCTTCAAAAATAAAGTTCTCTTCAGAACGCATTAAGAATCTCTTTTCGTAGTATGCCGCAACGGGCCCAGCTAAAGTTGTTGTAGTTGTAACAGCCATTTTATATATTCACCTCTTTCTCTAAACAAATAAAAAAGCCACACCTTCAATAAGGTATGGCTCGATGTAAATCTTAGCCTAGTGAATGGAACTTATTTAAATCTGTCTGAAACGCCTAACTCTCTCTCCATTTTCTCAAGATCGTCAATAGACTTCGCTTGTTTGATTCGGTCTGTTGCAGAAGCAACCTTTCTCGGAGTAGTTACAGTAGTAGGAGGAGCTTCCTCAGCCTTTTGCTTTTTAACATCTGCTGCACTTTCAGCTCGTTTAAGAACTTCTTCTTTAGCAGATCCAATGGATCTCATTCTCCTATCAACAAACTCTTTTAACCTAAAGTCAGGGTCAGACTTACGCATAGCTCGGAAATCCGTAAGGATCTCTCCAGATAGCCTGTCATCAAACTCCTTCATATCAGGGTTCAACTCCGGGTAGGCTCTCTCAGAGTATTTTATGTCCTCCATGAGCCTTGTCGCCCACTGCCCAGCTTTTTGTGAAGAAGAGTCGCCCCAAGGCAACTTAGAGGATTCCTTATAGGCTTCCTCCTTTATCTCCTCAGATACTTCTTTTAGCGGTGCGTACACCTCTTCCATAATATCCGCCCGCTTATCTTTAGTAAGCAGGTCATCCGCAAGCCGTGCCTTCTCACGCAACTTAGTCATTTGACGTTTAGTCTTTTCAGACAATACGCCCCATTCTTCCTCGGTGAACTTCTCTTCCCCCTCAACGCTAGTCTCAGCGTCTTTGGATTCCGATTCATCCTCCTCGGCTGTTTCAGGTGTTTCCACCTCTTCGGAAGGAGCTGATTCTTCCGAGGTAGTTTCCTCTACCTCTTGCACTTCCGGAGTTTCTTCTGTCTCTTCAGGCTCTTGGACTACAATCGCCTGCTCCAACTTATCCAACTCCTTGTCATGCTTTTCAGCCTTTAAACTACTTGGCATAGTACCTTGTCCTTTCTTACCAGATTAAACGGCACTGGTAGTTGCCGAAACTGGACATATTATGTACTAGTTAAAGTCTACCACAATTTCCCCGAGGTTTGCTAGTTCCTCCATGTCTACCTTCAGGGTGTGCCTAGATTCGCAACTAATACATACTGGTTGCCCGTTTATAAGCCTTATAACGTGTCTATTTGGTAAAGGCTTCTTCGCACTAACGGAGTACTCAATCTCCTCCGGTAGCCTTTTGTTCTGCTCTGATATCTTTGGCTCGTTTTGCTGCTGCATATTTTTCTACAAAAGAAATAAGTTGAACTATAAACCTGTTGACTTGGTCTGCCGCTAGAAATCTGAAGCCTACTTCTTCAAGGTTAGTTGAGCCATCACTTGCTAGTCGCACAGACTGTGCTATCTCACCTTGCTTTGCTTTAATAAACTTCTGCATATACTCCCAAGCATCCGATTGAGAGAAGGCCGTCATTACTTGCTCCATCTCACCAACCTCTTCCATCTTTGGCGGGTTATCGTGAGATTCTACTACCCTACGCAAGAATGCTGGCGGCGGGGTTTGTTCAGCTCGCTGCTTCTTTAAGTCTTTATCTTCCACCTTGAGCCGGTACTCCTCCCATTAACTGTGCTACTGCCTGTTGAATATCAGGGTCTTGGAAGTCTTCTGGCCTAATGCCTTGACGTGGGGGCTCCTCGACCTGCTGTTCCTCAGGTACCTCCTCTTCCTGCTTCGGCATCTCAACAATTATCTTGTCATAGTCTTTAGTGCCTCCCGATACTATCCATCTCTTGAATAGTTCCCCAAGGTTAATCATCTTGCCTTCTGCCTGTAATGCCTCCATGATTGGCGGGTTCTCTAACACTGCCTTTAAGATAGACGTAATGTTATTCTGCTCTGCCTCTAAGTCAGGCTTAACCGTAGACCCCGCCTCTAAAACAAAGTCATATGTAGCGTTTATATCTTTCTTCTTTGCCTTGACCTCTCCTCTACCACCGCTATCATATAGTTCTACTACGTCGGGATGTGTTGCCGCTATGTCTTCAATCTCATCTTTGAATAACCTTAATGTTACTTCCTTGCCCATCTTGCTAACGGTAAGGGCTACCCACCTTTCATATACCTGTGTGATGGACTGCTCAAGCATTACCCTATCCCACTCGTCTCTTGCGCCCTCCTTCTCCGCTATGAACTTAATAGCCTGTGGTGTTTTCCCAAGGGATGACTGCGTATTAGCAGATTCTCTGGTAGAAGTCGTGCCTGCCTGTGACTCGATAGCCGACTTTAATGCTCCAAATGTAGAGTGGAATGTATTAAGACCGCTAGGATTTATATTCATTGGCTGAACATCTGCGTTCGGGTTATCCATAAACCAATACTCACCGGGCCCCCACTTGATTGACGAGGGTACAACGTTCTCTGGGTTAATATGTAATGGCGGGAATATAGTGTACTTAACCCCCTGCATGTATAAATTCCAAAGAGAGTTTATAGCCATCTGCAAAGACTTACCTCTAGCGAACTCACCAAATCCGATAGGGCTATCAATCAATGGGAAAGCGTGCTTTGCAACTATTGGCAACATATCACCAACGTAAGCGTCATCTGCTATCCTTAGAATGTAAGGCTTCGAGTTCGCATCGTTTATTCTTTTTGGTGTCCATGTTATCCACTTGTCTCGCCTATATTCTGTGAGTATCTCCACTCCAGGGAATGAAACATCACCTTCAGCGTTTGGATACATAGTCTTCTGAACAAAGGAAAGCTTGTCATCCTCGGAGTTGTCTGCCTCATCTCCCCCAGACTTGGCATCTTTTAAATCTGTCTCTAACTTCTCTATTTCGTCCATATCCCAAACATCAGGATCACGAGTCTTCAGCCATGCCATTGATACCAGATTGCGTACAATAAACCAATCCATATCGGATACATTATTCTTGGATGGTTGAGGGAAACAATCTCTTATCGGAAGGATGTTTAGTTCGGGACCTACATAACCTTTGTCGTTTACTCTCCAAGGCACTAATGCAAACATCGTCCCATAAACAAGCGAGTATAAATCCCAAAGTCTTAGCTTGACTAACATGGTTTCCTGCTCACTAGCGTTTTTGTAGTAATACTTCAGCAAAAGATTCATTAGTATATTCTTACCAACGTCATCTTTTGACTGAGCATACGCCTTACCTTTCGGGTTCTGTGCCATAACCCTAGCGGCACGTTCGTAAACTATCGAGGAAAGAATAGGATCAAATACAGTGTTATTCGTTGTAGGGGATAGTGAGTCGGTCAGCTTTGCAACAAGCATAGCCTCTAGGTCGTCCCAACCTTCTCTGATGGTCTCCAAGTATGTGTCAGAAGAATCAAAGTGATCTTGGACTTCTTCGAGCAATCCCTCACGTTCGTCTATAGCGTTCTTTTTAGCCATTGTTGTTTGAATTATACATCAAATTTTACTTTTGAGATACACGAGACCACCATATTGTTAATTTTATATTTATAAACATTCAAATTTATTTGAATCTGCCCCATGCCACCAGTGTCTTTAATTGATCTAACTATATGCCTATCAATCTCTGCTAGATAAGGTTTGTTGCTCTCGATAGACAGCGCCAACAACTCCCCTAAGTCTTCAAAGAAACCCTGCCATTGGCTGTCGGGGATGCTGTATTTGTCTTTAACTTCCTGTGCTTTCTTTTCTAGTCCTGTCATCGTGGTATACCAAACTTATCAAACAAATCCACTTTATCAAACTGATGTATCATGGACATTCTGTTAGTTACACCGGAATCTATATTAACAAAGTAATACTCTAATGCTCTCATCGCGTGGCTAAACTCATCGTGTATTGGTATCTCATTGGACTGATTAACTATGCTCGACTTCTTCTCAGGGTAGCGGTAGTTAACAAGGCAGTCCCTAAACCTAGACAACTTCTTATCAACGTAAAGGCTTGGAATATACCTATGTGTTATTCGTATTTGCTCGGTAATCTTAACGCCCCCTTTAACCTTAATGTTTATGCCGTGCTTCCTATACTCATCTATTGGGCTTGTGTTGGTCGTGATACTCCTAGCCTCTCCAGCGGGGTCTCCAAATGCTCCCGATATAGGCTTGTAAGGCTTCCCTAGGATAACACTTGCGAAGTGGTCTACGCTGGCATTAACTGCCTCGTAGTAATCTATAACCCTATGCTCGCCACCATTAGGCTGTATCCATATGATAGCTGTCGGGTCATTGACCCCAAAGTCAAACGATAGGTGTAAGGGTAATGCTGGGTCATAAGGTACATCGGCAAACCTCTCGTCCATGTTCCAACCCTTGTAAACCAAACCAACGTATTGCCTGAAGTTAGCCATGTACTCCTGCTGGAAAGTGTCATCGTCCATCTCCTCACGAGCTTTGTCTATCTCCTCGCTGGGTATATGGGGGTTATCATAGCTAGTAAACTTAAAAGACTTGTAGTCATCGTCATCTATCTCTTTATAAAACATATCGTAGAAGTGGTTATAACCTTTGGGAGTTCCTATAAACAATACTTGCCCTCTGGTATCCGTTAGGGTAGGCCTTAATACTTCTTCCCATATATTTGACCAGTCTTTCATGGAGGCAACCTCATCTACTACAAGGAAATCTATACGCTGACCTCTTAGGGACTCCACGTTCTCCGTACCTCTTAGCCATATATCGGCTGTCTTGGTGGGGTCTTTAGTTCGTATTGAAAGTTCCAGGCGGGTTTCATTGGGTGTGGAAGCTTGTAAGTCCCTGGTGGCTCCTCTAAGCATTGTCCAAGCAATATCTCTCGCCTGTTTAATCGTCGGAGCTATGTAAACTACCTTGTATCCGGGGTGGGCGTAGGCAAACCATTTCATCTCCTCTACGGAGAGGGTCGTTTTCCCAAATCTTCTTCCACAAACAACCACTCTAAAGCGGTGCTTGTCGCTAGCTATCTTGTCCTGGCTCTGGTGTAATCTCATACTTCTTTGCAAATGCTTCGGGTACTTGGACTATCACTTGCTGTACGTTTTGTGGTGCGTCCTCGCCTACTAACTCACCGACCTTTCTATTCATTGCCTCCCAATGCTGAAAAGAACCTCTATCAGCGTACTTCATGCCCATCTCATCAAGCTTAGGAATAATCCTCTGGCGTAACCTCCTATACTCTGAATAAAACCAATCCTCGAAACCTGGCACTGTTTTAAGCCAAAAGTACCACGACTTTCTAGTGACTTCACACTGTTTCTCTATCTTGGAAGGGGAATCACTTAGAACCATAACTGCAGTATTCAAATACTCTTCCATTTTATCAGTAGGCTGAAAAACCCCTACATCCGTAACCTCTCGTCTAGCAATCGCCTTACTCATCTGCTAATACCTCCGCAACCAAACCTTTAACTATATATACTTCGTCATAAGTTCCATCCTGATTATCTTCGTTAGATGATTTAACGATAGTTCCCTTAACAACAATCTCTAAGTCTTGCCCTAACTCTAAAGGAAACTCAACAGGAATCTTACTCATGGAGATTTTAACTAAGTATTGGTCGGGTTTCATAGTTGGTTGCATTCTATCACAACCAAGTCCTTTCTGACAAAACTATACCTTTTTCCATAATGGCTCCGGCTTATTTTGCCCATCCTCCTGTTGATTATCCAAAATCTCAAAGTATCTGCGTCTCCCAAAATAACTCATCCTGAGAGTAAACGGACTGGCCGTTCGTATCTGTTCCACAATAAGCCACGAAACACTCTGTAATTCTG